CCCCTCCCGGCCCCCCGACGCCGCCCCCCGTCCAGCGAGAACGGCTTGTCGCCGACCCCCCGGGCCTTCTCCCGTGCCATCAACTGCCGGATGAAGAGCTGGTTCATGTCCTTCGGCTTCCCGTGGGTGTCCTCAAGCGCCTGCATCGCCCGGCCGACCGCCACCTCGAAGGGCGGGTTGCCGGTCCCCCACCGGTTCTGGATCAGGTAGCGCAGGGCGTCCGGGGCGTCGTCCCCGTCGATCTTCAGGACGTCGTCCGGGGCGTCCGGGTCCCGCTGTAGCTCCGGGATGGCCGCGATCAGGGCCGTGCAGCTCTTGTGGATCCGGAGCTGGCCGGCGCGGAGCATCTCGTACATGTGCACCCAGCCCGGGATCCGGCTGCTCCTGGCGTTCTGGGGCCACGGCAGGCCGTTGGCGGTCAGGACCCTGCCGAGCTGGTCGGCGATCGAGAACTCCTCCTTACGGAGCTCGTGGGCGTCGTGGGAGAGGTAGATGTTCGCGATCGAGGGACGCTCCGAGGGGGGCGTCAAGGCCACGATCGACTCCCCGAGCTTCTCCGGGGTCATCCTGGGGGCGACGAGCTCCCGGTAGACGGTCAGGGTCTCGGCCCGCTCGTCGGTCGCGCCCCACTCGACGGCGGAGTTGTGGGAGAAGCCCCAGTCGATGCCGATGTTCCGCTCGCACCAGGGGGGGGACTCGACCTTGGGCGAGAAGTCCACGTTGTTCTGGAGGTTCCAGCAATCGAAATACTGGCCGGCCACGAGGTCCCATGAGCCGTCGAGGTAGGCGGCCCGGAGCGCCTCGGGGAGGTTCCGGAGGTATTCCTCGTACTCCGGGTTTGCCTCCATCAAGAACGGGTTGTCGTAGACGCGGGCTGGAATGTACGCGAAGTGCTCTGGCACGTATCCGGTCGCGGGCCACCCGTTGAACGGTCGCTTGTCGATCCACAGAGTCTTCGTCCAGACGTGCCCGATACCGCCCGGGTTCGTGGCCCCGGCCATGTTCGGCCTGCCGTTGACGTTCCGATTACGCGAGGTCAGGAAGACGAATTCGTCGAAGGTAAACTGTGTCTGCTCGTCAAAACCGCAGTTTTGTGATACAAACCCTCCCCGTGAAATGTAGTGAGAGACCTCTTCCACTCTTAGATCGAAAACTTCCACCTCACCCACTGGGGAAATATCGAAGGGGACGAGGCGGACGGCCCGCGACGAGACCTCGTGGGCCTTCGTGTAGGGGTGGCTATACCGTAACCTCTCGACAAGGGTATGTTCTGGAGTATTCGCCGGATCATCCAAGTTGTTCGGGGCTGAAGAAGCGGGTGCCGCAGCACAGGCTGGTGATGGAGTGCCTACTTGGCAGGCTGCTTCGGCCGGAAGAGGTAGTCCATCACGAGAATCACGTTCGTCACGACAACCGACGTCGAAACCTGCGCCTGATGCCGAGCCGTTCAGCCCATACGCAGGAGCACGCAGAAGACCTGCGGGCGGCAAACCTGATCCAGCTGACGGAGGCACAGGTACGGCGAGCGCTAAAAGGCAGGACAACGCTTCAGGCGGCCAAGCTTCTGGGCGTTCACCACATGACGCTTCGGACGCGGTTCGACCATCTGCTGAAGAAGCGGCGAAGCCCAGGGGCAGGTTTCCCGCCCGAGTTTGTTGAGAAGGTACAGGCTCTTGCGATGGATCCGGACGTGACGACGACGGCAGCCCATCGGTTACTGGGGACGACGGCGATCCGGCTACGCGTGTGCCGGAAGCTGCACGGGATCGAGTGGTGTCGTCGCGCAGGAGTGAAGGGACTCCCGCCCATGCGCCCTCACCAGTTAAAAGGCTATGGTCTGAGCCGATGACTACGGAGAAGCCGCCGGCCCGCACGCGGTAACACTCGACCCGCCGTGGCGGCGGCGTAAGCGTTACGGCCCGTGGGCCCTTGAGGGTCGCTACGAGGTCACCGACGGCGATGTTCTCGATGGCCCTAAACGAGCCGTCGGACATCTCGATCTCGGTTCCACCTGCGACGCAGAACCCGTACTCGCCACCCTGGTACTTCATCAGATCGCGCTTCGTTTCCAAGTGGCCGAAGCGGAGCGTAGATCCGTTGAAGAAGGAGAGAATCCCATCCTGCTCGTTGTAGGTGGCGAGCTCGGGCGGCATCTCCGTTCGCATCTTTGAGATGTGGTTGTCCTCGAGCTCCTTCGAGGTTCTCCGGAGGATTAGGGCGGTCCATTTCGGTATGGCAAGGCACTGTGCGTAGGCTTCCCAGCGCAGCCAGACCGATTTTCCAGACCCCGCCGCGCCGCCCATTAGGCGATACCTGGCGACGGCCGTGTGGGCTGCGAGCTGGCGCTCCGTTGGCTTGTAGGGCAACCGGAAGTAGTTCGCGACTTCGGGCGTGACGATGTCCATCGGGGCCATTATGCCGCGCGAATTTTCTTGACCGCCCAACCCGGCCCCGATACGATTTGACAGATGCGGCCCCGCCCCACGACCCCACCGACGAGTCCCACCCCGTCCGGGTCCACAGACGCCCCGCCGAAGAACCCGGGGGCTTCGGCCCCCGGCCCTACCCTCATCGACCTGACGCAGCCGATCGTGCTGGAGATCACGGCGGAGTTCTCGGATACCGTCGAGGGACAGGCCGCCGCCGAGGCGCTGGGCCGAGAGCTGCAAAAGGCGAAGCGGGCCCGCGAGTGCGGCGGGATCCGGAGGCTCAAGTGATTGCCGGCTTCGGCACAGCCGGCTGCGACGTGGCGAGCAACGGGCAGTACGCGCGTCGCGAGGATATCGAGGCGTTCAAGCGGCAGGCCACCGACTTCCCTACCCAGAGCCCCTACGTCGGGGAGTTGTCGAAGTGGGTCGTTTCCGTCCGCCCGATCGTGTCCGAAGCCGTGAAGGCCACCGCCGTGAAGAAGCCGGTGCCGCAGGTGATCCACTGCGGCTACTGCGGAGATCGTCTGGCGAGCCGGGTGTGCGTGGAGTGCGGCGAGAGGCTACTCACTTGAACGGCGGCCCGCTGTCCCAGGAAGAGCGCGTGGCGCTCCGTACCGCCGTCCTCCTCCTCGACGGCATCCCGCCGGAGACCGGCGAGCGTGTCGCGGCCTTCGAGGATCGAATCCGGGCAACCTCCGACGACCCAGAGAGGGACGAATGGGAACGAAAGCATCGCGGTTGATGAAGATCGTGCGCTCGGCCGCGTTTGGCCCGGATCCGGTTGCCGGGCTCACCGACCAGCAGGCGCGCGTTCTCTACTCAGCACGGGCGCAGGCGATGGAATGGGGCAAGCTCTGGCGCTTTACCGGTATCTACCCGGAGGCGCACCGAGACGGTGGGCCAGAGCCCGGCCGTCGCCGCGGGGCACTCGCGCGATGACCCCTCGCTTCCACCAGAGCACGGCCAACACCCTGCTCACCCTGTCGCCGTACCACGCCTGGTACTTCCACCCGGACCTTGGCGGGCACGAGAAGAAGGGGACCGCGGCAACGGTACGAGGGAACATCCTCGATCGGATGCTCTTCGGCGTCGGGCCCGAGATCGCGGTGCTGGACTTCGGCGACTTCAAGTCCAAGGCGGCGCAGGCGGCCCGCGACGACGCCGAGGCCGCCGGGAAGCTGGTCGTGCTGCTGGAGACCTACGAGAAGCACCGGCTGTTCGTGGAGGCGGTGAACTCGCAGCTCCTACACGACCACGGGATCAGGCTGTCGGGGCAGAGCCAGGTCGAGCTCGAATGGGACTCCCCACACGGGGTCACGTGCGCCGGCCGCCTGGACCATCTCCTGCTCGACCCGAAGCTCAGAATCCTTGATCTCAAGACGTGCCAGAGCGCCTCGGAAGACGCGGTCACGCAGTCCATAGTGAAGTACGGCTACCACGTCCAGCATGCCGCCTACACCGAGGCGGCCCGGGTGTTGTTCGAGGACGAGCCCCAGATGGACTTCATCTTCGCCGAGAGCAACGAGCCGTTTCGGATCCGGCTGGCCCCGCTGGCCGGCACGATGAAAAGCCTCGGCGAGCACCAGTGGGCCCGCGCGTGCCGCATCTGGAAGGAGTGTCTGGATACGAACCGCTGGCCGGCGTACCCGGTCACCCGCATCGAGGCGAAGCCGTGGCACCTGGCGCAGGCCGTCGAGGACGGGGACGAGGCGATGGACATCCATGGCTGACTTCAAGCGACAGTTCACGCACCACATCGCTACCCGTACCGACGTTCCGCTGCTCATCGGCATCACCGGAGCATCCTCGTCCGGGAAGACCTACTCGGCGCTGGAGCTTGCGGTCGGGATCCAGAGCGTGCGCCCGGGGCCGATCTTCTGCATCGACACAGAGGGCGGGCGAGCACGCCACTACTCGGACAAGTTCAAGTTCGAGCACGTCCCGTTCAACCCGCCGTTCGGCCCGCTCGACTACAAGGCCGCAATCGACTACTGCGTTGCCCAAGGGGCACGCATCATCGTGGTGGACTCGATGTCGCACGAGCACGACGGCGACGGCGGGGTACTCGACCAGATTGACGACTATCTGGAGAAGAAGGCCGGCGACAACTGGGAGCGCCGGGACAAGCTGAAGTTCGCCGCGCAGATCAAGCCGAAGGCAGAGCGCAAGGAGCTGAATCAGAGGATCCTCCAGCTCACCGACGTGACGTTCATCTTCTGCTACAGGGCCCACGAGAAGATCCGTCTCACGAAGGGGAAGGACCCCGAGAAAGGGTGGGCGCCCATCTCGACGTCGCCCCTGTTCTTCGACATGACGCTGCGGCTCCTACTGCCGCCCGGATCCGACGGGCGCCCCACGTTCTTCCCGCAGGACGAGGGCGAGAAGCTGCTCACGAAGCTGCCATACCAGTTCCGTGAGTGGTTCAAGGCAGGCGATCAGCTCAACGCCGAGATCGGCCGGAAGCTGGCGCTGTGGGCGAAGGGCGGGGACGCATCGGGGAGTCCGGCGCCGTTACCGCCGCCAGCCCCGGCGTCCCCGCCCAGGGCGGTCTCCGGGCCGCCACCTACGGAGCACGCCTCGTTCACCGGCACCGTGAAGAACGTGAAGGACAGGCCGAAGTCCGCGACCAAGCCGGCGTCCTTCTGCATCACGGCATCGGACGGGCACGACTACTGGACGACGGACGCGGCCATCGCAGACCGTGCGCGGGTTGCCGGAGAGGTCGATGCCGAGATGAAGTTCACCTATCACGCAGATGAGAAGGCGCGCTACCTCGACAGCTTCGAGATCGCGCCCGAGAAGGAGGGGTAACCCGTGGAAGCTACCAATCCAGCCCTCGCGGGCCTGGGGGACAACTACAGTGCGGCCGGCACCGGACTCTCGATGCCCACCGAGCCGACGTTCGCCGCTCGGCTGGAGGCCGTCGAGAAGATGAAGGCGAACCTCGTCGCCGAGGGGAGGACGCGGCTGGAGCAGATCGCCGCTACTCGGCGCGAGCTCGACGCCGAACAGGCGAAGATCCACGACTTCCTCGGCATCGACGCTCCGGCCCCGGCCCCCGAGCCGGAGAAGAAGCCGAAGGCGGCCCGCGGCAGCGTCAGGGGTCCGGTCAGGGACTACTACCGCGACAACGCCACGCTCCAGACGGCGGAGGGCATTCCGACGTCCGTCGTCGCCAAGGAGACCGGCCTGGACCTCGACCAGGTTCAGGGTGCGGCTGCCAAGCTCTGCAAGGACGGGGTCCTCGAGCGCGGCTCCGCGAAGTCCTCCTACCGATGGAAGTCGCAGGCTGCGTAGATGGCCCGCTACCTCTACTGCGAGTCGTGCGGGGAGCTGACGTGCGGAGGCCCCGGCGTAGCGCTCTCCCGCGGCTCCGGGGAGGACGCGGAGCGTGCCGTCTGGGGCGTTCTGCGCGCCCCGAAGATGAAGGTCGGCGCCTACACGAACCTCGGCATCTCGCGCGTCGAGAGCGTGTCGTTCGGGCAGAAGAAGACGCAGGAGTACCTCAACATCGGCGAGAAGACGACATTGCAGGCGGCCCCACACGCCGATCTCGAATGCGGTGGCTGCGGCGACATGCTGTCCCCCGGCGACAAGGTCTGTGCGTACTCCCTGGGCGAGGAGCCGGAATGGGAGAACCGCTACTTGGAAGGCGCGGATGCCTCCTAGAGGGCGCGACATCAAGGAGTACGTCTGCCCTGAGTGCAAGACGCCGTTCATGCGGGACGCCGCCCAGGTCCACGTCGAGGAGCCTTGCTGCACGCGTCGCTGCTCCGTGAAGCACCGGAAGACGGGGCCGTTCAGGTGGGAGCGCGAGGAGGAGGAGTTCGGGCCTCGGGAGCCAATCGGGGTCTGCTCCGACTGCCAGCGCGTGTGCGGCGTCGAGGACGTGCGGCAGGGGTGGGTGCAGGGGGAGGGCGTGATGTGCGTGGCGTGCTGCTCGGATCGCGGGATTCCATGGGCGGCGTGGGAGCCGACCGATGCCTGAGCCACTCGGCGAGCTTCTTCCGCCGAAGCAGACGAAGCTGGAGATCGCGTACGGCAACCACCTAGCGCTTCAGAAGGCGGCGGGGGAGATCCTCGCGTTCTGGTTCGAGGGGATCACGCTCCGCCTCGGGCCGAACGTGCGCTACAACCCCGACTTCCTCGTGATGCGGACCGACCGCGTCCTGGAGCTCCACGAGACGAAGCCGATCGGCGGCGCCGGCATCAGGGCGAAGGGCGGCCCTCGTTTCGGGAACGACTCGATCGTGAAGCTGCGGGCCTGCGCCGGCTCATTCCCGTTCCCCTGCTTCATCGTCACGCCGGAGGACAAGGGGATGTCCAGGTGGGTGAAGAAGCAGGTCGTCTACGAAACGGCCAGAGAGGTCCCGATCACGATACCTGCCGGGACTCTCGAAGAAGGCGACTCGATCCGCTTCACGGCAGTAGGGCCGACGATCCAGACGGTCCGTATTCACCGCAAGGTGATCGGCTGATGGCTGACACCTGCCCCTTCTGCCTCTCCCCGAACGCCGAGAACCTCGACACGCTCGTGGCCTACGCCGACCGCGCGCCGTTCTTCCCGTCCGCGATCGTGACCCTCGCGCAGGCAGCCATCGTGCCGCTGCAGCAGAGCCACCAAGCCGCCGTGGAACGCGGGGTAAGGGAGCCCGACGCGGTCCTACCTCCGATCCTCGCCGCGCGCCTCAAGCTGTACGCATGCCCACAGTGCAATCTCCGCTACAGGATCGCCCACCTCCCGATCGACGTGCTCTACAAGGCAGCCTACCTTCGGATCGGGGGCCAGTTGAGGTACTCGCGATGACACTCCGCCCGCCGAACGGTCACCCGTCGAGCTGCCCGTGCCCAACCTGCAACGACTACGACCCGACCGACGACTTCGAGCGCGAAGAGGCGAGGCTGGAATCGTGGCGCGAGGACCCGCCTGACGCGAGGGAACGGGATCAGGCGCCAGACGCCGCGTAGTCCCGGTCCCTGTCCTCTCCACTAGAGTCCACGGCCCGCCGCCGAATCTCGGCGTAGTGGAGTTCCAGCGTAGTCCGGTCCATCCCGGACCGGATGATCGAGAAGCAGATGAAGCAGGCGAGTGCGAACGGTGGGACGTTCCGCCCCGGCAGAACCCGGTAGTGCTCACCGAGCGCTCCGCCGCAGACGCAGCAGGGCTCGCCAGGGAGCACCTTCAGGAGGGCGTTCGCGGCGATCTCCAGCCGTATCCCGCGAAGCGCTCCTCCAGTCGCGGCCTTGATGCGTTCCTGGGCCCCCACGATCTCCTCTGCGGGGAATGCCCGCTCGATCGCTGCCCGTGCGGCGCGCTTCTGGTTGAAGCGGGCCCGCGCCTTCGCCTGACACTCCGAGCAGGCCCGCAGATCCTCGCGCTCCGCACGCTGGGACGGCGCGAAATCGTCTGGCGCCTTCCACGCCGAGCACCTCGCGCACCACAGAGCCTTTGCGTTGGGCTTGGCCGGTCGGGTGATGGGGCGAGCGGAAGCCCGCAGGAAGGCCGGGAGAGTCGGTTTCTTCGCCATTCCCCCAATCTATAACTCTGCGTGACAAAGTCACTAACTTTCCGTAACCTATTGGTGAGGAGGTGCCTTGTGGCAAAGACCGAAGCCCCGATCGTCGCCGCACCGCGACCCCCGACCCTGTTCTCGGAGGCCCAGCGGGTCGTGCTGCGGGAGTTCTCACGCCTGAAGCTCCACGGCGGCGCTATCCAGAGCAAGGGATGCCCGACGTGTGGCGAATCGGCGTGCCGGTGCAACCAGCAGGACCCCGTCGCGGCGGCGCTACAGGCCGCGGGCCTTCTCTAAGAGATCCGAGATCAGGCGCTCGATGTCGAGCCGCCAGAATGTGATGCTCAAGCGGCCGATCGAGACGTGGACGAAGTGCTCTGCCCGGACGATCTCCCATGCAGAGCGCGCGGCCCACGCCACGGAGAGCGATCTCACCGCTGGCCGGCGAAGCCAGCGGTATGGGTGACACCTGTCGCCTGCGGTGGCGGCGTCTCTACGATCTCGGCATCCTGAACGTCGTCGGCCCCGTAGCCTGAGCCACCAGCACGCAGGGCGGCGGCAACGGCCCGAGCTGCGTCCGGGTACGGAACGAGGGCCGCGGCGATTGTCTTCCGGATCCGGTTCCATTCCGGGGACTCGGCCAAGTGGACGATGTGAACCTGCTGGCGGTCCTGCACCTCGCCGAGGATGCGCGCGCAAGTGTCGAGATTCTTAATGTTGACCATGGCGGCGTCGAGGGCCAGACGGAATCCCGTGTCCGGCTTCCTCTTGCAGACCTGGCAGGCGGGGCCCTCGTCCTCTCGCTTCCCGCGCTCCCGGCCCGCCTCCATGATCTCCTTGGTGAGGGCCAGGACGTCCTCGAGCTCGTCCAGAAGCCGGGCGCCACCGTGGGACATGCGATGATGGGCGAGTTCGCTCATCCGGCGGATCTGGTTCCCGTTAGGCTTCTTCATCGCGAGGTCTTTCATGCTTGATGTCGCCACGGGGCCCCTTCTTTAGTCTAGTACGTGTTTCCACGTCTTCCGGTTGAGGACGTGAATTACAAGCTGCGGGCTGCACCCGATGATCTTCGCCAGGGCGCCCGGAGGACCGCCGACCCGGCGGATATACCTTACCTTCTCCTCCGTCAACACTGCCGCGTAGTGTGCTTCCCCGCGAGGTCTCGCCTCTATTCTGGTTCGCGAACTATGGGTATCGCCGCGCCCCTGCCTCCCCTTCGCGACCATATCCGCGATGTTCTCGGCCTTCGTCCCAAGAAACAGGTGGAGCGGCGCGCAGCATTGACGGACGTCGCACTTGTGGCACACACAGAGGCGCCCAGGATCTCCCCAGAACAAGCGCCACGCAACCGTATGGGCTCCATAGCTCCGGCCCCACGCGTACATCTGCCCGTAACCGTTCGGGCCGTAGAGCCCAGCCTTCCAGATCCAGCACCCGTTCTCCATCTTCTCGATCTTCGACAGAAACCTGCCGAGAAGGACCGGGTCGGCGTCTGGTAGTGGGGTAGGATCGTCGGTAGCCATGTGAGCCTCCTCGCCGGGTTCCGTGGTTAGGCCCGCTCGAACGGTCGCACGTTCTTGCGGGCCGCCTTATTCTAAAGCGGTTTCGTCCCGCGGTACTGGGACGTTGAGTCGCTGGCTACCATGCCCTCCCGGAGGGCATACATGCTCAAGAAGCTGGCCTGTCTCCTGGCCCTCATCGCTACCCCCATTTTCGCGCAGCAGACCCCCCAGGCGATCCCGCTGACCTCCGGGGCCTGCAAGCTGGACGGCACGGTGGGGTGCGGCGCCGGGGGTGGTGGGGGCTCGGGCACCGTGACGTCAGTCGGCGCATCCGGAGGGACGACCGGGTTCAGCTTCGGTGGCGGCCCCATCACGACGAGTGGCACGTTCACGCTGTCGGGCACGCTCGCGATCGCTAACGGCGGGACGAACCTGACGACATACACGCTCGGCGACATCCTCTATTCGTCTGCCGCGAACACGCTGGCGAGGCTGGCCGGGAACACGACCGCCACGAAGAAGTTCCTGATGCAGGTCGGGGATGGGACGGTCAGCGCGGCCCCGTCGTGGACGGCCACGGCGGCCGACTTCCCCACGCTGAACCAGAACACCACCGGGAACGCGGCCACGGCGACGCAGCTGGCTGCCGACCCCGGAAACTGCCTGAGCGGGAACGCTCCGCTCGGGGTCTCTGCGAACGGAGATGCCGAAGGATGCTTCGCCGTCGTGCAGCCAACAGACATCATGGTCGGCGACTCCGGGTCCGGCGGGACCGCCGGGCTCGTTCCGGCGCCGGCTGCCGGCGATGCCGCGAAGTGCCTTAGCGGGGCCGGGACGTACGTCGCCTGCTCTGGTGGTGGTGGCGGCGCCGACACGGCCCTGTCGAACATCGCCTCGGTGGTGATCCCCGTCGATCTGAACACGGCGGCCGGCGTCGCGGCCAACCTCAAGGCAACGGCGCCGGCTCAGATCACGACGGCGCAGGCCGGCATCGGCGCGAGCGTCAAGGCGAGTGACGCGGTCGCCGGGTCTTCCGTGGCCGGTGCCGCGGCTGGCGGGACTCTGACGCTCCAGGCTGGCGACGCCAAGAGGCTGACCTCTGGCAATGCCAGCGGCGGAGGCGTCAGCGTCAACACGGGTGCCGGGATCGGGACAGGAGCCCCAGGTGGCTTCGTGGTTTTCACGGGCGGGCCGACTGTCTCTAATCAGAAGGTCAGACTCTTGGCGCCGGCCACGAGTTCGCTCGTCGTGGATAGCGGTGCGCTGGCGGATGCCTACTACACCGGGGCTACATCGACAATCGTCGGTAGCTCTGGGTCCACGTCGGCGGCGCCGTCAGTGATTGCAGTTGGCTACGGGGCTAGCGTCCCGAGCACAGCAACCGGCGCGACGGTTATCGGAACTTCGGCAAACAACGGCACGGGGGCGTCCAACGAGACAGGCGGGTTGTCCAGTCTCGGGGGGTCAGCGAACGTCGTGATAATCGGGCGTTACGCCGCGACGACCGCGACGAGTGGACAGGACCGCGCGATTGCGATCGGGTACGCGGCCCGCGCCGACGCAGCTGACAAGGCTGTCATCGGCGGGATCACCGTCTCGGCACTCCAGATCGGGAGTACCAGTAACACCCCGAAGACGCGTGTGCTCGCCGCCGCTTCCTCCAGGGCAGGGACCGACAGCAACGTCGCCGGCTCGGGCCTCAACGTCGCAGGTGGTCTCGGCACCGGCACCGCGGGCGGCGGCTCGCTCAGGCTGCAAACCGCGCCAGCTGACTCTACCGGAACGACGGCCAACACGCTCGCCGACAGGCGCGTGTTTGCAGCCAAGCAGGTCACACTGACCGAGAGCACGGACACCCTCGTGCTTAACGTCGGGGTTGCCAGCGGCAGCGTTGCCGGCGGAGTCTTCAGCTACACGATTCGGGCGGACGACGGCACTGACTTCCAGGCGATTCGCGGGGACGTTCCCTGGAGCGCCATCAACAAAGCCGGCACCGTAACAGTGACGCTCGGTACACCCGTCGAGGTGACGACCACCTCAACTGGCACTCTTACCAATACGACTACGGCAGTCGTGAACGGGAACGCGATCGACTTCAAGCTGAACGCCGTCTCATCTCTGACACAGACGACACTCCACGCATACGTGTCGGCGGTGCAGGACGGGACCGGCGTCTTCACCACGCAATAGGAGTCGCCATGAAGAAGCGCTTGCTCGTCCTTCTCCTTATCGTCCTCGCCGCCCCGGCCCTCGCGACCGACTACACGGTGACCACGAACGCTTCTGGCGACGCGGTGCTCGAGAGAGCGCGCGTGCGCTCTAACGCCGCCGTCTGCCTGTCCGTCGGGCTGCCGACGTCCTGCTCGCGAGCACAGGCAATAGCCGTCGATCCGGTGCGGGGAGCCGACTACGCGAACACGCTCACGGTGTTCATCAACAAGCGGGTGAAGGACGTGATCGCTGCCGAGAAGGCAACGTCGGACGCAGAGGATGTCTCCTCGTTCGAGCAGGCGTGGGCTGCGGCCTCGCAGGCGACGCGTGGCTCGGCATGCGTCACCCTCGGGCTGCCGGCCGGGTGTAAGCCCTGATGTGGCGCCGTCTCGCCGTCGTCCTCTTCGCACTCGGGCTCCTTCGGGTGCTCTGGTCAGAGGGCCATGTCGAGGCTCAGTACCCATGGTCCACGAAGACGCCGACGCGGACGCCGCGCCCGCTCACGCCGACGCCTACCCGCCCCGTTGTCCCTACCATCGCAGCTACAACGCCGACCCCGGCCCCGTCCTCGTCTCCGACTCCTCCGCCGCCCGCTGGCGGTTCGAGCGTCACGCTCCAGCTCTCGACGATCCTGACCGGCGTCGAAGCATCCGGCTTCGAGCCGGTGCGGTACGAGGTACAGGTGCTCGGGCAGTGGTACGAGCTATCCCCCGCCGTCCCGGGGAAGTGCTGGAAGGCGGACGGCAAGTGCCTCGCGCTCGGGGCAACATCCTACGTTCGGATCACTGGGCGCGACGGGTCCCTCAAGCAAGGCCCCGTGCGTCTATCTCAACCACGCATCCTTCTCGCGCAGAACGTCGGCCCGCTCACACTCGTTTCTTTCGTTACGCCTCAGGTGATCCCGTGAGTGGGCCAATCAACGTGCGCCCAGCTCTTCCTGCGTCGGATACGGCTTATGGTTGTCTCGCTTACGTTGAAGCGAGCAGCCAGCGAATGTCCGCCCTCGTGCGACATTCGAATATACCGAATGTCATCGTCCACGAGCGTGGACTTCTTGGCTACAACCCCGCGTGCTATGCGGTCTGGCCGAAGAGCGGTCCAGTGGGAAGCCCCTCTGGGGCGTCGTTCAGGATGGGTACGCGCCCCACTCCGGGCCCCACGAGGGACTCGCTCCGGGTGTGTTTTGGACCCGTGGCGGTCTCCACGTGGCATCCGCTCGATATGGACTCGTGCGCCATTTCGGTCTCCGGATGCCTGCCTCCCCTTCGCGTCGCGGTCGGCCGCGTTATCGGCGTGTGTCCCGAGGAACAGATGCCCCATGCCGGGCCGGACGCACGGCGGGTTATCGCAGGCGTGCAGCACGCAGAGCCCTTCAGGTATTGGCCCAACGAACAGGGTCCATGCGACGCGGTTCGCACGTCCAGTTCGAGCAGAAATTGCTGCCACGCCGTAGCCGTCCTTGTCCCTAGCCCCAGTCCAGAGCCAGCATTCGCCGGACCTGTCCACCTTAGCGAGGAAGCGGGTTATGGCCTTCAAATCGGCGCCGTGGGCCGGGGTAAGATCGTCGTCAGCCATCAGGGGCCTCCCACACAGGTTCCGAGGTCAGGGCCGACTGGGACGTTGACCGCGTCTCGTCGGCTCGCTTTCCATTGTACGTCAACGATCACTCAACTTCCGCAACCGCAAGTCCAGTAGGAGGACCACATGGCGTCAGTCCCCCAGGAAGTCCAGAAGCTCTTCGAGACCTTCTACGACGGCATGGCCGCTCTCGGTCTCACCGTCACCGCCTCGGCGAAGACGGACACCCCCACCAGCGCCGAGATCGCCTCGATGGGCATCCGCCCGGCCGGCGCGGACCCCGAGCAGGCGCTCGTGAACGTCCGGCTCGGCTGGAGCGCGCAGGCCGATCGCAGGCTCTTCCTCCCCGAGGAGGCCGCCGGCCGCGCCCGATCGTGGCCGAAGGTGGCCGCGAAGTACCTCGCGATCGGCATCCCGGCCGACATGGCGGAGTACGGCTACCTCGCCGACCTCTCCGAGTTCCAGGCCGTCGAGTCGTTCAAGGATCTGAGCGGCTATCTCTCGAACTACGTGGGACTCGACCTCCACACCAAGCTGCTCTCGGACATCACCGAGACCGGCAAGGCGTCGGGCGGCGACAAGAGGTAGGCATGAGCGAGGGAAAGGGGGAGGCTGCACTCGCACAGCCTTCCGACCCGCTGGCCGGTATCACCATCCACGCGCAGACCCCGAAGGCATGGCCGGCAACCTTCGTGGCTGGTCGCGCGCTCGAGTACGCCCGTGCCGGGTACTCGTACAAGGGAGACGCGGGCCCGAGCCTCGACCCCACGGAGACGGCGCATCGGGACAAGCTCCGGGCCGAGTTCTGGGCCGCGCCAGAGCTTCAGGGGGTCCCGGGCGATATGCGGCTCTACGGGCTCCTCGCCCCCGGCCTCGAAACGGCCTTCTACCCGCCGTACACCGACATCGGGAAGTTCCGTGCCGTCACGCTGCAGGCGTGGCTCAACAAGGAGAAGAAGTAGCCATGAGCGCCCCCACCCAGGTCCGCCTCCTGAAGCCCGGTATCCGCAACGGACGAACCTGTACACCCTGGGTGGGGGCCATCCTCGTTCTGGCGCTCCTGTCCGCGGCGTGCGCCGGGACCTCGCCCGACCGGATCGCCTACAACACGATCGACGCGGCAGTAACCGCGGTTGATACGGCCCTCACGGCCTTCAACGACTTCTACAAAGAGGGCGTCAAGACCGACCGCGCGACGTGGGACGCCCGCAGGGAGAAAGCGAAGGATGCCTACCTGAAGTTCCAGGTGTCTGCTCGCTCTGCCACGAAGCTCGCACAGGAGGCAACAGATCCGACCCACCAGACGAGTGCCGTGAAGCTCGCGTCCGATGCCGCCGTCGAGGCGCTCTCGATCATCCAGGCGTTCACGGGAGGGAAGTGACATGGAACCGCTCACCTGGGTCACCGTCGCGCAGCTCGTCGCCCGGTACGGCGTACCGTTCGTCACGGGCCTGTTCCAGAAGATCGAGAACAAGGACCCGGTCACGGCCGCCGAGTGGGGGACCCTTTCGGCCAAGATCGAGACGCCGTTCGACACGCTGGTTCCGAAGGCGTGATGCAGAAGCCCACCGTCGCCCTCACGACCGACCGCCGCGGGACCGTCTACCGCGAGCTCCTGAACGGCCAGATCGTCCGCAGCGGGCCCAAGAAGCGGTCCCGGAAGCGTGAGCGGCGCGACCGGGCCAAGGCCGAGAAGGAGTCCGCCACGTGAGCGTCGAGCGGAACGCCGCCAACCGAGATGCGCGCTGGGCCGCACTCGTGATCGTGCTCACCACCCTGGGGGTGCTATGTGGCCTTCTCGCCTTCAGCGCCATCGGGCAGCAGTCGGAGCCGAGCGCGACGCCGGTAGTCGCGCCGATGAACGATTCGGCAGAACTCCCCATCATCCGCTGGCTGGATCGGACGCTGCTGCCGCTCCTTCACTACCTGGGACAGCATCCAGTGATCCTTGCCCTGATGGGCGTGGCGCTTCTCTACCTCCTCTACGTCGTGATGGCGATGTCGGTCCTGATCGCGCTCCAGACCTACTACGACAACGACCGGAAGAAGTGCAGGTTCTGGGTCCTGGTCTTGTGGAATTTCTTCGAGGCCACCGCCGGCACACCCGGCGTGTTCCTGCGCCGCACGGCTCGCCACTACTGGCCGGTCTCCTTCAAGCCCTGGGAGCCGGACACGGCCGAAGGGAAGACCCCCCCCGGGAGCCCAGGATGAAGAATTTCGGTTTCCTTTGGGCCATTCTCGGGCCTGAAAAGGGACTTCCCAGTGGGGATGTCGCGCGAACGCGGCACCCGCTTGTGGAGGTCGCCGTGAAGAACATGATCGCGACGTTCGGGGAGCTGCTCGTCGGGCTGTCATTCATCGGGTTGTCCCGGGCAATCCCGATGATGGTGGAGCCCCGCCTCGGAGCCATCGTACGGCTTGACCCAGACACCAGGTGGAAGTTCACCTTCCTCGCCGGATGCGCCCTCGTACTGGGGGCGTTCCAGGTGATCTTCTTGGCGCTCGGCTTCAGCAGAGTACGGACGATCATGGCTATCGCCGGGGTGTTTCTCTCCGGCGCGCTGGTCTACGTGTTCTACACGGTCGCCTTCCACGGGATCGTGACCTGGGCGGCTGTCCTATTCCTCGGAAACGTGATCGCCGTCTACCTGGGCGAGACCCGCGAGCGGAACCGTGCGACGTGAGCATGCCAGATTCGCAGCAGGCCGCCGAAGTGGCGAAGCAGGCCCAGGAACACCTGTCGTGGTGGCAAGTCCTGATGGGCGGCTCTGGTGGCCTTCTGGTCGGAAGGCTCGTCCTGTCATTCCTGCGGAGGCTGGGCTTCTCGGACTCCCTGGCTGGTGCCGAGGCTCGGATGAGGCAGGAGTTGATGGGGGAGCTGGAAGCGGCCCGGAAGCGGCTTGTGGAGAGGGAGACGGCTCACGCAGCGCGGATCGCGGAAATCGAGAAGGCCAGAGACGTCAAGATCGAGGAGCTGGAAGCGGAGCTCAGGTCGGAGCGGGAGATGACCGTGGAGCAGGCCCGTGCTATCGCTGGACTGGAAGCGCGTCTCCCCGCCCAGCGCTCCGAGCCGCCGCCCGAGCCCTTGGACTCGTCCCGTCCTACCTCGAAGACGTATCGCTCGCCGAATCCGAAGGGGGGACGTTGAGTTGAGGGACCCGAACGGGACTACCGTCGTCCTGCCGCTGCCAGTCGAGGACGCGTTGCTGGAGGCCGCAAAGGAGAGCGGAGTCCGTCCGTCTCTCCTCGTCGGCCTCGCGTGGAAGGAGTCGTCCTTCCAGTGGTGGGCCGCGAAGTTCGAGCCGGGCTACCCGTACCTCTGGGACGTCAAGGCGAACAAGCCGACCCGGAGCGAGACGGTCGGGTCAATCGGCTTCGTCTCGCAGGCAACCGAGCTGGCGTTCCAGCGGACCTCTTGGGGCCTCTGCCAGGTGATGGGGGCCGTGGCACGCGAGTTCGGGTTCAAGGAGGCACTCCTCTCGCACCTCCTCGATGTGCGGCTCTCGGCAACGTACGGCTCGCGTGTGCTGGCGAACCTCCTGAAGCGGCACGGGAACGAGGCGGACGGTTTGTCGTCCTACAACGCCGGCTCGCCGACGGACTCGAACTTTGCCGGCTACGTGTCGCCCATCCTGAAGATGGCCGAAATCTACCGGCGCGAGAAGGGCGTGGAATGAGCACGTTCGAGATCCTCGCTCTGGCGCAAGCGTGCTGCCTGGCGGTCGTCGCCGTGTGCGGGATTGTCGCGGTGCGTTCCGTGAACCGCGTCGTTGCTGCGATCGAGCGCTTCTCCCCTGCGCCACAGCCGCCCGCCGCGGAAACACCGAAGACCGAGGCCGACCTCGACCCCGAAAGCTGGAAACCGGTTCAACTCCACCCACGGCGTCGCCGCCGCCGCATCGCATTCCCGGGGAGGTGACGAATGGGATTCAGAGACATCGTGAAGAGCTTCTTCGGCCCCGGCGGGGCAACCGACGAGCCGCCGGAGCCGCCGCTGGCTACCCAGACGCACGAGGACACGACCCAGGTCATCACCGCGCACGATGTCGGCGGAGAGCCTACCGAGGTGACACAGAAGGAGCGTGACGCGCTCTTCTGGATCATCGAGCGCTACCTCCTCGAAGACTCGTGGAGCTACCGCCAGGATCTCTTCCGCTGCACCAAGGCGGACGAATACTGGGCGAACAACATGTACCAGGAGGGCGAGTCGTCCGACGGGACGATGGCCTACGGCGTCCAGCAGAGCCTCCTGACGACCGACGACGAGGGTCCGGCAGACGACGGCGAGGCCATCTACTCGATCCCCTCCTACCGGGGCTACGGCCTGTCCTTCGTGGCCGTCGTGGCCGCGCGAGTCCCAGGAGTCCGGTTCACGGCCCTGAACCCGGAGAGCCGGGACGACGTCGCCGCCGCGCGCTCGGCCGGCCTCGTGGCCGAACTGTTCCGCCGCAACAACAAGCTCCAGCCGGAGCTGGCGAAGGCGGCGAAGCTGCTCTGGAACCACGGACGCTGCTACGCCTGGGTCCGCCACCAGGCGTCCGCCCAGCGCTTCGGCTTCACAGTGAAGCCGATCATCGAGTACGTCCCGCAGATTCTCCCCGGGAAGCCGGCCGAGCACATCTGCGCCCAGTGCGGGGCCTCTTCTCCCCCCGAGGCGCCGGCCTGCGTCGTCTGCGGCGCCCCCCTCGGGCCAACCACTTTCATCCCCCCGCAGCCACCGCAGCCCACGATGGTCCCCAGGGTGACCGGTACGAAGCGGACTCCGAACGGGGCCGAGGTCGTCACGATCCACTCGGCGCTCGAGGTCCGCACCCCCGCGATCTCCAGCGACATGTCGGACTTCCCCTACCTCCACTTCTCAACGGAGGTCGATCGGTCTGCTCTGCGCGCGGTCTACGGCGGGGAGGTCATCGACAAGGCGCCGTCCACGATGGGCTCGGACGGCGACGTGGGCGAGCTCCAGCGGCGCGTACGGATGACGCTCCGGAGCCGCACGGGCGGCGTCAGCGGCTCCTACGCCGTCCCCTACGACCCCAGCAACTCGAAGATGACGCTCTCCCGCGTCTGGCTTCGGCCGTACACGTTCTTCCGGGACGACCTTCCCGGGGGAGACGAGGTCCGCGACAGCCTGCTCGCACGGTTCCCGGAGGGCGTCTCCTTCGATCTCCTCGGGAACACCGTGATCGGGACCCCTCGGGCTGGCTCGATGGACGACGAGTGGAAGGTCTGCCACGCCCACCCGGGCGAGGGGCAGTTCCGGGAGTCCGTCGGTGACGCCATGCTGGACTGCCAGGACGCCTCGAACGACCTCCTCTCCTCCGCGATTGACGCGGCCCGTCACTCCTCCTCCAAGGTCTTCGCGAACAAGGCCGTCATCAACCAGGAGGCGATGAAGAATTCCAAGGAGCGGGCCGGCCAGTTCTTCCCGATCAATATGCCGGGGAACGGGCCCGCCAGGGACGCCTTCTACGAGACCCAGATGTCCACCGTGGGGGCCCAGCACGTCCAGCTCCAGCAGATCCTCATCAACGACACGGCGCAGTTCGTGTGCGGCGTCCTCCCCGCCGTGATGGGTCAGGGTGACGCCGACCTGAAGACGGCCGCGGGGTTCGCGATGGCGCGGGACCAGGCCCTCGGCAGGATCGGGACGCCGTACCGTGCGCTGAAGGAGTTCTTCGTCGGGATCTACGACCTCGGCGTGATCGCCTTCATCAAGAACCGCAAGAGCGACACCCTTGCCGCGGCCGGCGACATGGCGAAGCTGATCCGGCTGGAAGACCTGAAGGGCGAGTTCCGGGTCGCCCCCGAGTCCGACGACGGCTACCCGGTGGTGCCGTCCGACGTCCGCGATGTCGTGATGGGCTACGCCAACAACCCGGACATGAAGCCGGCATTCTTCGACCCTGACAACTACGGGGTCACGAAACAGGCGCTCGGTCCGCTCGGGTTCAAGTTCCCTGGCGAGAAGGCTTATGCCCAGCAGGAGCGCGAGATCGAGGCCCTGCTCCGGAACAAGCCGCAGCCGGTGCTGGACGCGATGGGGATGCCGGCCCTCGACATGATGGGACAGCCGATCCTTCGGTCCTCAGTCCCGATCGACCCGGTTTTCGATGACTCCCCGGCGCACTTCACAGCGATCCAGAAGTGGCTGCAGGGCGAGAAGGCGGACGAGGCGAAGATCATCAATCCGCTCGGGTTCAAGAACGTCTGGCTGCACGGGCTGGAGCACCACCAGGCCATCCAGGCGATGCAGGCCGGCTTCCCGCCCCCCGGCGCTCCGATGCCGCCGATGCCGCCTCCCGAAATGGGCGGCCCGCCTCCTCCCGGGGCAGAACCACCGATGGGGCCGGAAAGCGGCGCCCCCCTCGAACCGCCACCTGAGTTCAACCCACAGGCTCCTCCCGAGGCGCTTCAGCAGGCGCCGATGGAGGGCCCGCCCCCCGCTTCCGGGCCAACGCCCATCGCACAAGGAGGACTCCAGCCATGAAGCTCTATCGCGGGATCATCTACGGCATCCTCGTGGCCGCCCTCCTGCCGGGGGCGCAGGCGTTCGCCGCCACGAAGATGCTCAAGAGCACCAAGCCCGGGAACGTCGCCATCACCTCGATCGTGTGTGGTGGAACCGACGCCTCGGCTTACGGCGACTTCGCCGCCGAGAATCTCTACTCGGCCGCCTACAACATGAAGGGCGGTCGAGTGGGGTCTATCACGGCCGCAAGTACGGCTGGCGCGACCGCGGCTCCCGTCATGCAGATCGCGCCGACGGAAACCGGGCCATGGGAGACGGTGGCGACGTTCACCAACCCGCCGGCAAGCACGGCGATCTCCTATTCCATCCCGCTCAACATCAACTACGTGAGGGTCGGGATCCCAACTGGCGCCTACACGACCGGGACGGTCTACTTCTGCATCACGGTCGTCAGCCGCAGCGGAGAGCCCGTCTACTAGTCCCGCGGTACTGGGACGATACAGCCGAACCTAACATTCCGGCACACCCCTGCGGCGCGGGCCCGCAACCCGTAACCACTGCGAGCCGAGGGACAAAGGAGCAGACCACATGGTCGGAGACGTCTCGATCGAGACCGCCCCGCAAGCGGGGGCGCAGAATCCGGGAGGACTTGCTGATCCTGCGACGCTGGCAGGCGAAGGAAGGTCCGACGCGTACATGGCGGAGATGGAAGCCCTCGGGCTTGCCGGCGACGCCCACGCGGATCAGATCGCGGATGCCGTCACGGGCGGTACTCCGCTCCCAACGACGCCGACCGAACCCGTTTCCGGCGACGAGCCGCAGGCCGGGGAGGTCAAGGCGGAAGCCGCCGCCCCGGTACTGGACGGCGACGAACCCCCGGCGGACTGGGCTCCAAGCGAAGACGTCAAGGCCGCGTTCGGCAGGCTCAACAAGGAGCAGGCTCGCGTCTTCCGTGCCGCCTTCTTCAGGGACGCCCAGTTCAAGCAGTACGGGTTCCGGCCGCAGGACGCGAAGCTCTTCAAGGAGACCGGCTTCACGCCGGAGCGCGCCCGCAAGACCCTCGAGCGGTTCTCGACCGCCGAGGACGAGGAGATCGCAGACAACCTGGCGGCGAGCGCTCAGGAGTTCGTCCGCGACTTCAAGACGAGCCCCGAACGGTTCCTGCAGAACCTCTACGCTCTCGACCCCGACGCCTTCGTGGACGTCGTGAAGGCCGCGGCGCCGATTGCTCCGAAGGTCGATCCCGTGTCGGCGCGGGAGCAAGCCCAGGCCACCTACGACCGCAACCTCCGGTGGCACTTCAACCAGGCGCGGCAGAACGCCATCAAGGCGGGCAACCAGGAACTCGCTGCCGCGGTCGATCTCATGGAGATCGACGCCTTCGGCTCGATCGGAACCGGCGACGCGCGCCCGCCGACCTCGGGGGATCCCGAGCTCGACCGTCAGCGCGAAGAGCTTCGCCTCGAAAAGAGGCGGATCGCGGACGAACAGCGCCGCATGGCCGAGAGTCGGCAGGCGTCGTTCACCGACTACGTCGTCACGGCGGCGCGGCGGGACATCCGCGGAGAGATCGAGAAGACCTTCGACGCCATGAACCCGACTGGGTTCAGTCCGGCGGCCCGCAAGCGGGTCGTCACCGAAACCTTCGAGACCCTGGAGCGGGCGATGGCCGGCAATTCTCGTCGTCGGAACGAGATCGCCTCCATCCTCCAGCAGGGCAGGCTCGACCAGGCGCACGCCCAGCAGGCGTACGGATTCATCACCTCACGGGCCAAGCCGATGATCCCGGCGGTACTCCAGGAGAAGCTGGCGGAGTACCGGGAGATCACGGCCTCGCCCGCACCGGCCGCCCCCGCGGCGGTCCCTCGGCGCCAAAGGCGCAGCCCATCCCGCGCCCAAGGCCCCCGCGAAGACCCCCGCCTCGGCCCCGGTCATCAAGGTG